ACATTCGCGTCGGTCGAGACCGTAACGGAACCCGGGGAGGCGGTAGCTTCAAGACCCGAAGGGGAAACATTCGCGTCGGCCGAGACCGTAACGGAACCCGGAGAGGCGGTAGCTTCAACGCCCACCGGCGAAACAACTACACCCTCAGCGCCAACCCCATCATCCGCTAGAGGCGCTGAGGCTAAAGGCCCACCAATCAAAAGTCCAAAATAATGCTTAGATTCGATTGGTACCGGTGCCACACCTCCATTATCATCACCTAGAGTCGCGGCTGATATGGGTGAGAAGCCGAGCATTGGTTACTCCGGTTTAGTGGGCCAGTTCACCGAATATGGAAAACCTGTTTGCTCAGTTATATCACGAAGTGCTTGTCTGTAGGTAGCCCATTCGGGCGTCATGGTGTTGTCGCTCAGGGCCATCCAGTCGGTGTCGGCAAGGAGGCGGTTGCGTTGGTTTCTGACAGCCTCTTCAGCCTCGTCCTGCGGCTTGTTGGCGACAGTGTAGCCGATCAGCCACTTGTTGCCGTAAATGGGTTGGCCCACCTGCGCTTGGTCCACTTCACCTGTAAACGGATCGGTTGCATCTGCCTCGGCCTTAAGGCGGATGACTTCCTTGTGGGGCATGTCGTCCCGCTTGAGGTTCTGAACCAAAGGGTCGAAGTTCGGCTTTTTCAGCTCCTCTACGGGGAACATTCCATGCCGCCGCATGATCTCGACAGGGATGACTTTGGGGAAGCTGGTTTGCGGGTTATCACGACGGAATTGCCCGATTGTGTAGGGAAACTCTACGGGCTGGTCGTTTGTTATCTTGACGTACATTTAGTAACCTTTCTTACGAGAAGTTGTCGCCAGACTGAACACCATAGTATGTGGTGCCACCGTGACGCCGGTGGGGGTGCAGCAGATAATGGAAGGAAGCCGAGCATGGATTACTCCGGCTCAGTGGGCCAAACCACACCCTCTGGAAACCCAGTCTGTTGCGGAATGTCACGCAAGGCTTGGCGGTAGGTTGCCCATGCGGCCTGATCCACGGGTGCGTCTGGCACTTGAGTCCAGTCGGATGCAGTGAGGAGTTGGTTGCGTTCAGCCCTTACTTGCGCTGCAATCTCTTCACTACTAGGCGGTGGTGGCGGAACATAATCGGCAATGTCGCCTTCCTTGCTTATTGTCTCAAACAATTCCCGCCCATGCGGCTCCGTATCATTCGGGTCAGCCGTAAAGAGTATCCATCCGAATTGAGGATGCTCGATTTCGCAGTCAATACGTCCATCTACAGTATATTTTGGATTACGGTATTTCATATCAGGAAATCCTCAGCCAGAGTGTCGCGCCATAACCTATTGTATCTGGGTTTGCCCCATTAGGATCAATAACCCAAGTTGCGTCAGATGTTCCCATACACCTCCACGTACCAGATAAAGCACTACCGGCTGTTGGACCGTTCCCTGTTCCGCCTTGAATACCGAACTCATCACCTTTATACATCGCAGAAATCGGCGTTAAACCTGAACCAGCAGTAGTTGAACCAAAAGCTGTGTCAGGACCATTAGCAAAACAATAAGTCCCTATACCACCAGCAGATAATGCCGCTGTCGCTGCAGTCACGTTGGCCGTGTCGGTTACGTCCGCGCCAGCTTCGATACCGTCCAGCTTAGTCTTGTCACCATCGACAAACGCGCCTTCGGAGGGCGGCTGCTGGATATCGGTAGTCGCCGCAGTAATAAACACCACAGCAGAACCAGAGAGGCTAATGGCAGCGTCGGAGTTGCTGCTCTCATCTACAGAACGCGTCAGGGTGGTCCCAGACGCCGTGTAGGTGCCTGTGCCAATCTCCCAATCGTTTCCATCCTCAATGACATAGCGAACCACATCGCCATCACTGACGCCAGCATCGGCAAAGGATCGCTGACCAGAAACCGCAGTGCCAAGAGTTAGCGTGCCCGTACCGGTTGTTGCAGTAGAAACATAGGCTCTGTTGACGAGTTTAACCATATTGTAGAGTTTCCTTATGAGTGGTCATCGCCAAGCTGGTAGCCGTAATAGGTGGTTCCACCGTCCACTGTGTAGATGCCGATGGTGTCTACGTCTCCTACACCCGGTGCGGTAGGGGCAGTTCCGCCGGGGAATTTTACTGACGCTGGATAGGTAATGGTGGCTGCGGTTTGGGTGCTTGTGCTGTATTGATAGACACTATCATTTTGATTCCCAGCCATATACATCTTAGTGCCATCAGGCTTGAAAAAAATACTGTTTGGAATGCTGTCTTGTGAAGCAATACTAAAAGTTATGTCCTGCGACGCCGTAGAAATGTTCCAAGGAGTGCTTAAAGTGTATTTATATATCAGATCTCCAACTACTTCCGAAATATACATTTCTGTCCCATCATCCCGAAAAAACAGACCTACAGGCGCAACCATGGGGGCAAGAGAGAAAGTTCTAACATAAGAAGCTGTAGAAATATCCCACGCTGTGCCTAAGGTGAACTGATTAACCTCATCACCAGCTGCCCCTACTATATACAAACTCGCACCATCGGCCTTAAAAAATATATCAAAAACATTAGTTTCTTGAGCAGCAATAGAGAAACCCTGAAGATAAGAAGCTGTAGAAATATCCCACGCTGTACTCAAATCATATTCATAGAGAGAATCATTTCCCGTCCCTGACAGATACATCTTCGTGCCATCAGGTTTAAAAAACAAACCACGACTAGCGTTTTCTTGAGTAGAAACAGAGAAGTTCTGAAGATAAGAAGCGGAAGAGATGTCCCACGCTGTACTTAAATCATATTCATGCACCTCTGCATCAGCCTCTCCAACAAGGTACATCTTTGCTCCGTCTGGCTTGAAGAATAAACCAGAAGGTGTTGTAGTTTGAGCATTAACGCTCAAAGAAACATTGTCGTAAGAGGCATTGGAGAGAGACCAACCAGCAACTGCCCCAGCACCAGTCAGCTTGATCTTGAAGTCCTTTACAGCAGGTGCACTGGAAAAGGTCAGCGTTTGGTTGTTAGCAGTGACCTCAAAGAAGTTCCCTGTGGACAAATCAAGGTCATTGGTCGCCACGGTGCCGAGAGCATCACCAAAGTCATCCGCCACAGCAGAGATGTAGACGTTCGCAGAACCACTGAGCGTAATAGCAGAACCAGAGTTGCTGCTCTCGGAGACAGTGCGGGAGAGGGTGGTGCCAGAGGCAGTATAGGTGCCTGTGCCAATCTCCCAGTTCGTACCATCCTCAATGACGTAGCGCACAACATCGCCATCAGTGACGCCCCCATCTGCGAACGTCTGATAGCCGCTTTCGGCGGCACCGAGAGTGATTGTCCCGGTGCCGGTGGTGGCCGTCGCTACCTTAGCGCGGTTGACGAGCGTAACCATGCCAATAATCCCGCTTAGGCGATGCGGATAATGGCGTTGCTGGCGTCAGCTGTCGGGAAGATAATCTGGAAGTCACCGGCAGTAGACGTCTTGTCCTCGCCAAAGTCCAACACAACAACTGAAGGATCGCCGGCCGCCGTGTCGTTGTAGATCAACGCGCCACGAGCAGTGATCGTGGCCGACGTGAACGTAATGTCCGCAAAGTCGGTGAACGCGGTCGTGCCGCTCGAGGTTGGCGTCACATTGGTCAGCGCGCCGCCGCCTGCGGAATACGACCCACTGGCCGAAACCTCGCCACTCGTGGTGTATGCGGTGGTCGCCGCCGTCAAGGTGGCGGTGTTGTCGTACAGGGCCAGCTTGAACGTGCTGCCTGTGCCGTTGGTGAAATCGTGCGTGGCCGTCAGGAGTTCTTCCTTGAAGCTGGTGCACATAAAGTTGCCAGAGAATGCCATGTCATAGTCCTTTCAGTGCTTCGGCCAACTCGGGATGGCCTGCATCTCGAACGGCATTATACACGGTTGTGCGGTCACTTTGAACCGCTTGTTTCAAGTACAGCTCAACAAGCTGCTGCACCCGCGCCTGAAAGGCATGCGCCTGCGCGCGAATGGGTTCTGGAGCGGTGTCAGAAACAGACACAATTTTATCCGCACACTGTTTTGCCAGTTCTTCGGGGGTCAGGCCGCGGCCAGAAGTTGTTTTGACGCCAACCCGAAAGTCCGTTGCCAGATCAATGGATCCAGTGATCATGTTTTTCTCCGGATCAATTCACCCGTGCGGTACTCGTCGGTGCTTTGCTTGGCTTCGCCCAAAAGTTTCAGGCCGGCTAGGGCCTCGTTAAACCGAGCCGAGTACTGCTGTGGGTCTTCTTGCAAGAACAGCTGCGCTTCGACCAAAGCGCCAAACAGCAAAGCAATTTCTGCATTCTGACTAAGCCATGTGGTTCCGTCGTCAGCCCCGTCCGTCAAGCTAGGCGGTCGATACAGGTACTGGAGCTGTGCTGTGTATGTAGCATCCGGGGTGGGACCGAGAAGAAAGTACGAGTTATCAAACTGCCCGTAATATCTTGGGGTGCCCGTGGTTGCAGGATCGGGTGTGTAGGCCTGAACAAAACTCAGGTCCTTGAACTCCAAGAAAAACTTATCGTTGTCCGCGCCTCTTAGGTTCAAGGCCATCGGGGCCAGAAAGTCAGAGGGAACAGGGAGGTATTGTCCCCCAGAGGAGACAGTAGCAGTCGCGTTTTTCTGGAACAGCGACAGCTGCACACCCTTTAAGATGCGCTCCTCTGCGAGACGCACAAAAATAGGAATCGATTGCTCGATGTCCGGTTTGTTAATCCACGCAGCGACCGCATCTTTAAGCTGGGCGTAGGTAAAGGCCATTCTTTACCCCTGCGGCATAACCGGAGACGCAGCAACTGTTCCACTCAGCGGACTGGCGGCACTGGAACCCATGTCCGTGGGGGCCGTCAATGAGAAGCCGGCAGCTTTAATGTCGTCAAACGACAGCGTCTGAGAGGAGCGTACAGCGCTCATAACCTGCTGCGAAACGGTGTTGTTGAACACCTGATAACGAGCATCATCCATGAGAAACGGCGTGGCATGCAGAAGCGACGTGTACAGATACACGTGCGGCGCCTCGTCCAAGAGCCAGTTGCTGGTATTGGAATTTGAGAGTGCCGGAATCTGCTGGTAGTAATCAACATCCACAGACACAGATCCGGAGGGACTTGGCGTTACCAACATCTCTCTACCCACCACGGCGAAAAAGCGGGGGTCGCCGTTCTGGCGCGTACGTGCACGGCGCAGCATGACGAGCTGCTGGGGCGAAATTTGTTCGAGTGGCTGTGTGGGTGTGCTGGCAACCTGCGTATAGATAACTTCAAGCACGTCAGCTGGAAGAGAGACCCGGCTGTTTGTGATTGCTAGGGTGTCTGAGGTGACCATGTAGCTGGACCGCAGCACATCGTTCAAAGTGCTTTCGGCAAGGGTGATAAAGTCTGGAATCTTCTGGTCCAGATCAGCGCGGTTCAGCCAATCAGCGACCGCCTGCTGAAGCTCTGCGTACGTCGTGATTGCCATTGTCTGTGTCCTCTTAGATCTGTCGCAGAGTCACGCTACCAGAAACCCGCATTTTTGACAAGGTTAAGACCCTGCGCTGACGGTAACCACACCTACTTTTCCCACCGCGCGGGGGCGATCCAGTTTGGGGGCCATGACGGTGGGGCCACCAACATATATCTCGAGAGACTCCGGCCGGTCCGGACGGGGATTTCGAAGAGCTTGTGGGTCCGGGCCCGGGCGTGGTGGCTCAAGCTGGGGGTGCTTCGGCTCGTACTCATCCGGACCGACAAGCGCGCCGGTCCACTCCCGGCGCATGTCGCGCAGGCGGTATCGGAACCCAGACCGGTCCGAGATGCCATATGCATTTTTGTCGGAGGCAAAAGCCATCAACGTCTCCGATCCGGGACCAAGAACAGGCTGACCCGGTCCTCGTCCTCTTCCGCCGCGCGCTGGAACTCTTCCTCGTAAAGCGATTTCAAAATCTGAATGCGATCCGGGGCCCGCTTGACGGCGAGATAATAGGCAAGGCCTGCAACCATGCACGGATAAAACCGGAACGGAATCTGCGTCGTGTTGGTCAAGGTGTCAACATCCTCGATCCGGCGGACGTAGTAGTAGACCAGTTGGTCCGTCGAGTTCTCAGGCGTTTGCCAAAGGTTGATCACCGGCTCAATGCTGCGGTCAAAATAGAACTGCGAGGGGCGGCCCTGACTGGTCTTGTTCGGGAAGTCGAGATAATCACCGCGACTGATCCGCTCCATCTCGTAGTCCGTGCCGTCCCGGCGAAGGGCCATCTCAAGAATGTCGACGA